GTAACTCCTTGGCGAGTTGGGTTGATTGCAAAGCTTGGTATGCTTCCACCATCGAATCAAACAATACAATAACAGTTCCATCCTTATTGACTCTAACCCGGTCAGGCTGTTGGCCCTTTTTACTCATCCACCACCCCCAGGAAAATTTTCAGGTTTGAGATTGCTTCGTGGTAATCTTTTAGTGCTTCTGCTATCTCTGTTTGCGGTGGGCGGTTTATAAAATACTTAGCTGCTTCCACCCCGGCGCGTAGGCGGTCTGGTCCTGTAGCAAAGAACCCTGTTGGCAACATAATTCTTGCCTTATCATTGATAATATAAAACCCCATCTTTTTCAGTTCTTCATTATTTTTAGGCATGGGCTAACCTTTCAAAAGTTTGCTGCACGTTGATTTTTTGGCTGTCCAATTCTGCTTTGAATTTTCTTGGGTGGCTTAGGGCAATGGCTGGCACTGATGGGTTCACAGTGGTGCCTTTGGTAAATGGTCTTTTTCTTTTTTTGAAATCTTCCCTGGTGATCCAGCCAACAAATTTGACATAGGGTTTGCCCATTTCAACATGCACCATGGTGGCAAAATCTGCTGTGAATGGGTTGGTCATAATCAGGAAGCCCCTGGGATATTCAGTGGATTTCACTTCAATTTTAAAATCATTATAAATCAGGTCAAACCCTTCATCTGGCACCACCCCCTGGGGGGGTGAATAGGGGACCCCAAGCAGGTGGGCAATGGCCATTTCAGCCAGGATGCTTTGTTCAAACCTGGGCTTCCTGTTGTCAATCCTGATTTTATCCCTGCCAGTTTCCCGGAAATGTTTTTCTAGATTTTCCCCTGCAAGTTCGGCCTTGTTTCTTTGGTGCTGGCTTAAATAAATCAGCATTTAATTTTCACCACCCCTTGGTTCAAATTTATGCCCACAAAGGGCAGCAATTTTAATGGAAGTTTCATCCAATGTTTTATTAAGCAGGGTCTGGGAAGGTGCAGGGGCTGCATTGTCCAGCCCCCTGGCTATGATGTCAGGCTGATCTTTTGCACATCTTTTGCAAAGAAGATAAGCCCCTTCATCCGCCCAGACAACAATATGCACCTTTTTATCCTGGCAAATATCGCAAATTGCATCAGTGATCATTTTTCATTTCCTTGTTAGCCACAACCAGAAGGTCATCATGGCAGGTCTGCCAGTATTTCTTGGGCAGAAAATGGCCATCAATATTTCTGGCACAAAGAACCTGAATATAATTAAAAAGGTTGTGCATTTTAACTTGGCCTAATCGGATTCTGAAAACCAAATTTTCTCTGTATGCTTCCTGTTCAAGCCAAAACCTGAAGGAATGGTGAAACACATATTTAGTGGAATAAAGTTTGTTGGGGAAGCCAGCCCTTTGAATGGCATGGCGTAATTCATGCAGCAGGACACTTCCATGTCCTGAAACATTGGGTTCCCATTGCCCTGGGCGTTTTTCATATTTCCAGTCAAGCCAATTATGGGAAAGATCAATCCTGTCTGGTGCCCAGGTGGTGGTATGGGTGGGGAAGAAGTCAAAGAACTTCCTTTTCAGCTTGAACCGAACATGGGGCAGGAAGGCTAGGTGCTGATCCCAAAGCCCATCCCCGTTGACTGTTTTAATCAGTTTCTTTGCTTGTTCAATTGATTCTTGAATGGTCATTCTTTTTCCCTTAATTTCCAAAGGGGCACATCCTTTTTCCCTTTGGTGATTGGTTTATTGGCCCAGGCTTCATCAAATGCTTCTTCATCCAAAATTTCATCATAAGACATATAGGGGGATTCTTTTTGGGCAATCGCAACTTCAACAGGGGTGACTGGGTGGAACCAGCACCGGGGTTCTTCAATGATGATGTCCCCCTGGGTGGAATAATCGAATACTTTTTTTGCCATTATCCATCCCCCTTTTTGATGCTGATTTTTTGGATCATTTTTTCCCCAAAGGCTGTGGCTTTTTCCAATTTGGCAATCTGTTCATCCGTTTCAGCCAGATCAATATGGTGAAAAAGAACATCTGAATTTTGCATCATGGATTTGAAAGCCCCATCCTTGCCCAGTTTTTTATCCAGGACCCCAAGCTGCTGTGCTGTCCTTCTGCACCCTGATTTGATGTTTTCAGCCTGGAATTTGGTGTATTTCCCCTGCTTTTTGGGCTTGGATTTGGCTTCTTTTGCAGCCTTTTCCATGCCAGCCCTGTCCTGAATTTCTTCTTCTGGCCAATCTGTTGGAATGTCATCTTCCGGGGGTCCAGAAACAGGATGGGCAGGTGTCCCTGGTTCAGAAGGGGCACCCCCTTTGCCCTGATCCGCCTTATCCACCTGCCCATCCTTTACTTCACCTGTTGATGTGTCCACATCCCCAAAATCTTCCATGTCCTGGGTAAAATATTCACTGACCCCTGCAGTGATTAGAACTGCAGCCAAAAGGGATCTTTTCTGGGCCATCTTATCAATGGTATTGATCTGATCAAAGGGATCTGGATTGGGAACTTTGCCAGTTTCTTGGGATGTGATTCTTTCATCAGTGCTGTGAAACTGTGCCCCACAACCCCCAATTTTGGCATAACAATAAAAACCCTTGTCATTGGTCTTCTTATCCGGGAATTTGCTTATTTTAAGGCACTCAGCTCCACAGGATGGACATTTCTGCTTGGCAGCTCGCCACCTGTATTTGGATTCCATGGAATTGCAGGACCCAATGCCTGTGCCAACAATATGACCTGATTGCATGTGAAACAATTGGCATTCATATTGATAATGGAAAAGGGGTTTGGCAGGATCAAAAATTTCAATTTTGGTCATGGGTTGAAACCTGGGGTATAGTTTCAGGAACTGACACAACCTTTCAGCCCCTGGTTTTAGCAGAACCTTTTTGGCTTTTATGGTTTCCTTTCCATCCTTGTCTTTTATTTTGCGTTCTGTCCCAGGGATGATGCCAAAGTCTGTCCCTGGCTGCAGGATTTCAAAGCAGTATTGTCTTAGTTCAATCTGTTGTCTTTTGGCTTGTTCCAGGGTTTGCCTGCCCTGGTCAGTGGTTTGGATTTCTCGGGGGAATTCCCTTCTTTCCAGTGCTTGGGGTTTTTCTTTTGACATGGGGGGTGTCCTTTCGTTTTGGGGGTTTTGGGTCAAAGAAGATTCTTCAGCATCTGAAGCAAATCTTCCACATAAGAAACCATCTGCATTTTTTCATCTTTTAGCCTTAGATTTTCATCCCTTTTGTTCATCAGGGCTTCTTCCGTTTGGCGCAAATTTTTCAGGGCTTGTTTGTGCAGTTCCTGCAGCCTAACAGGGTCAACAATATCCATGTAATAAACTTTCTTCAGGGCAATGGGTTGGGGTTCAGAAAACATGGGGGGTGTCTCCTATAGGTTAAGGGCTAAAACGATAATCAACACAAAAATTCCAAGCAAACCAATTTCCACCAGGGTGGAATAATAATCTGCCTTAACTATGGTTTGCATGATTCTTCCATGCCTACCAAGGTTTAAGTTCAGCGTATATTTTTTCATCATCAATTTCCTTTTTGGGTTTTTTGGTTAAACGGCCAGCAACTTCATAACCCAGTTTTTCCATTAAAAACTGAACATTTTTGTCAAACCAGGTGGATGGGTTGTGGGCAATAAGTATGGCCAGAAGTTCTTTTATTGCATCCTGTTCAGTCATTTATCCCCTTTCAATAATAGCTGCACCAGTTTCCAGGGGTGCATGGATAGGCCCTGGGCTAGTTTGCAGATGGTGGAAAGGTTGGGATTTTTAATAGAAGCAACGGTGGAAAGGCGCATTCCAGTTTGTTTGCAAAAGGCATAAAGGCTGCCTGATTTACGGTTTACTATTTTTCTTAATTTTTTTTGCACATCCATTTTTATCGATCAATCCTTTCTTGTATTCCCGAATAATCGTATTTGCATGGAATTTGCTAATCCCAAGGCGCATTCCAATTTGTTCCCCGGTCAAGGCATAATCAACCCAAAGCTGGATGGCCTTTTTCCTGTGGCAATCCTGAAGAACTGTGTTTCTTCTTCTAAATTCCATGAACCCATTGCCTAACATCTGATTAAATAGATTGCAACAAAAAAAGAGACTATCGGCAAACAAATTCAAAATAGGTATATTTCACCCTGCTTTGGCCACCCCCCATGGGAATGGTGATTCCCCTTGGGGTGGTATAATACAAAGGCTTTGCCATCTGGGTTGGGCCATCAAGCATGTATTCAGCCAAGATTTGGGCTTTGGCTGGCTTGCAGTATTTGCCCATTTCTCTGTGGGCATCCCTTCTTCTGATCCAGCCCTTGGGGCCATGACCCCACCTGATGACCCCACCTGATGGGGGGGTGGTATGTTCCCGAATCATCCAGTCTGCATGGGCACAGCCCAGGCTAAGACAAAGCAGAACAATCAAAAAAAGGGGCTTAAATTTTTTGCCAGGCATCATTTTGTGTTTTGGGCCAGGGCCAACCCAGACCCTTCTTTTGCAATCGGCCACCTTGTAGCCCAGGGCAGCATTTCTTTTTTTGGGGGTGTTTGATTTGGAAAAGTCATCCATGATGGCATCAAAGTCAACCTTATGAATCAGATGGGGGACATAGGACATTTTGAATCCGTTTCCAGGGACAGCCTTCAGCCAAAGCCCTGCTTCCCATTTGGCTTCATCATAAACATCAAGCCCTTCTTCAGCCCCAATTCGATCCCAACAAACTTCATGGGTTACTCGGAGTTGAATTTTGTTCATGTCAGTGAAATTGGTGATGACCCCAAAAAAGTCATCCCAACAACTGTTGGATTTATACCGCACAATTTCACCAATTTTAAAACCCTTAAATTCTGTCATCTTTAAATTTCCCATAATTTGTCCCTTTCTTGGTTTGTTTTAATAGACTATATTATAGGACTAATCTTATTTATCGGACCAGTCAAGGGGAAAGTTGTCAGGGTTGTGGATTATTTGTTGACACCCTGTGTCATTATTGTTAAAAGGTTGGCAAGCAGCCATGGTGATAGGGCTTATTATAGGTTCACGGCCTAGCCTATAATAAGCAAATTCAAAGCCCCCCGGAAGGTTCTATGGACTAGTTCTGGGGGGTTTTTTATACCCCGCACATTCCCTGGCAATCGTTTTGGAATAGGTCTAATTGGCTGGAATCATCTTCAAGGTTGGCATCTGACAGGGGGACATATTCAGAATGGACAAATTTTGTCACCCCCTTTTGATGGTGCCTTATTCTTTCATCCCATTTAACAGCCTTTTGAAAAGATTCAGGATCATTTTGTTTCATATCCAGCCATTCCTGATTGGACCTAAATGGGCAAAGCCAGCAGGCTGATCGGGGTGGGGTGCCGATATTTAGGCTTTTAATGTATTCCCTGCAGCCATGCCTGGATGTGCTGGCTTCAATCAATGGGTAGACATTCATTTGGTTGTGGAACCTGCTCATGCGCATTCTGGTGGCTTCATCAATGGATATGCCGATATTCAGATGAATTTCATGCTTCATCCATTGCCCAGGCTTATAGCCAAGTTTTTGTCGGATAACTTTTTGCACAACTTCAATCTTATATTCCTTTGTGCATTGTCTATGGCCCAAGCCTTTGCCCCCATCATCATCTTTGACCCCCCATAAAGGGATTGGAAGGTAGTTTGTCTTAGTGGGTGAATTTAGGAAGTCATCAGCCAGGTTTCCCCTAGTTCCAATTAGGATGGGGATTTTGGGTTCAACAATTGCCTTTAGGTTGGCAAGCCATTCATAAACGTAGGCTGGTTCACATTGGGTATCGGCAAAAACCGCAAAGTCAAGGGGTGGGGTGATTTCCCCATGATGGAACATCAAAAGCAGGGCAGATGACTGAACACCAGCCCCCAAAGAAAGAACATTTACAACTTCAGCCATGTCATTTTCTACTCTTTTTCAACTGATAGTGCAATATAAAGTTGCAAAATGCCAAGTTGTGCGCTGGTTTTAAGGGCAGCAGAAGAAAAAAAAAGTATTTTGCTTGACAAAAAGAAAAAAAAGGTTTCCCTTGAGAATCCCTTCCAAAAAAAAGAAAAATAATTCTTTTCAAGTTAAATTTATTTAATCACATAACAACTATTCAGTTTGGTTTCATTTATAAGATAACGTATTTCAAGCTGTATAGCTATTAAGTAACAAGCTTGATGAAGTGATCAATATGTTGGCTTATGAAGAAAAAGAAGTGGAAATAAATGGGCAGAAGGTCATGGTCAAAGTTTATCCCCCAGGGCCAGAACCCAAGGGGAAACCTGGTGGGAAATGGCACTACAAAGACCGTGATTGGCACCTGAGAGAAATTAACAGGCTAAGAGAATTAAAATTTGGGCGATATTACCGAAAATTTTGACCTGACTGAATTCGGGGTTTCTGATGAATTTCCCAATCTGGCCAGGGAAATCACCTTTTCCAAAACAGATTGTATTAAAATCTTCTACCTTTGCAGGTTGTTTCTCCAACCCCTAAGAACCAAGCTTAATTGGCCAGTTCTGATCACATCGGGAAAAAGATCCAGACCCTTGAACAAGCTGGTGGGGGGAGCCAGGACCAGTGACCACCTGTTTAAGCAGGAGAGTGCAGCCTGTGACTTCAAGGTGATTGGCCATAAATTCCTGACCCGGGATGCTTTTGACTGGATCAAAGATAAAAGACCCAAAACCTTTGGGCAGTTGATTTTATATTATGCAGATGATGACACCCCATCTTTTGTTCATATCAGCCTTCCATCAAAGAAACATCTTGGCGAAGTGTTAGTCAAAATGCCGAATTGTGCATTTATAACACTTTAAGGTCCTTTTTGGTTGCTTTTTAGCCCTTTTTTGTGGTATTTGGGCAGTTATGGAAAAAACCAACCAAACACCCCCCCAGGTTCTTATTATGACTGACATCCTAACCATTTTGGAAGGTTCAGATGCACCACATAATGTGGTGACTGTTTGCATGAAATTCATGCAATCCCTTCTGGATCAGTTCAAGGAAAAGGGGGAACATGCAGACCAATCCAGAGAAACCAACCCGGAAGCCCAGAAAGAAGCAGAAAAGACCCTACAAGGGAAAAAGCCTTAAAAGGCACTGTCACGCCCAGGGCATGGCCCTTCCCAAACCCGATCACGAAACAAAACCACCCAAAATTGAGCACTGTTTCTTAATTGAACCGGTTGCCCACCAGGGAATGACCCTTTACAAATTGGTTTTTCTAAATATCCAAGGGGAAAAGGTCATTTCCAGGGTGGACCTGACTGAACCCGATATGAAGGGAAACACCCTATCCAGAATGCGGTTCCTTTCTTATAAGCTCTATTTTGAAGACCAAATCCCCCATAAGGACACCCAAGTTGCAGCAATCTGATGAATTAAAAACCTTCAAAGGCTTAATCACCTTTGCTAAAAAGCAAAGGCTGAAATCTGTTAAATTTAATGGGTTTGAATTTGATCTTACCGGGTTTGATCCAACAGAAAAAAGATTTAAAGCCATCGAAGCAGAACTGGCCAGGCTGAAAGAAATTGTTGAAAAGATTAAACTTAAATTGGATTGGGGAAAATGAAACCTGAAGAAAAAAAAGAAGCTCTGGATGCCCTGGATGAAAAGAGAATTATGTTGGCTGATGTCCTGATTAAAAGAATCTTAGGCACCCAGGCATTCAAACAATCCTGCTTCAAGATTATGGAAGATGAAATGCTTTATGGAAAATCCAGCTATAACCTATCGGAAATTGCAACCAACATTCTAACTGAAATGACTATGACCAACTGATTGGGATTCACGGGAAACATGCTCGCATTTCAAAAAGTAATGGAAACGGAAAGGAAAGCAAATAAAGCCCTTCTACGTTTTGTGAGATCAAACCAATGGAAGCAATTAGACAAATACAGGTGCAGGCAGATTTTAAAAAAACTGGTTGCTATGACTGTGATTGATGAACAATGGGAACCATTTACAAGGGAAATCAATGACCATTATGAAAAAGCCTGGGGAAAAGAAGCCCAAGCAAATCGGCAAACCCAGGAAAGCAACCAAAGCTGAATCAATGCAAAGGGTTGCAAAAGTAAAACACATGCTGATCATGGGAAAAAGAAGACCAGCCATTATACAATTTGCTAAAGAAAATTGGGATATTGGTGAAAACCAAGTTGATAAATATCTGAGAATGGCAACAGATGAAATGGAAGATGCTGCCAATGCAACTTATGAAACAAATAGAAAAAAGATTTTAGCAGGATTATGGGCTGCTTATCATTTATCAGTTGAAACTCTCGATAAAGCAGAACAAAGGCAGATGCTAAAAACCATTGCTGACTTAACTGGACTTACCAAGATCAACATCAATTTGAATGTTGAAAAATATGAAGAATATTCTGATGATGAATTGCTTGAAGATGCAATGGAAGAAGGGGCTGGTTTGCTGACAAATTGAAAACAGAAAAGAAAAAACTATCCCGATCAGAAAAGCATATTGCCCTGTGGCGTAGGGGCATTCTTCATTGGAAATTCAAACCTATTCAAAAAAGGTTATACCAGGCTTATCATGCTGTTGCTTCATTCCTGTTTGTTTCCCTGGTGGCCAGACAAACTGGCAAGTCATTTCACTGGACCTGCCTTGCTATTGAAACAGCCCTTCAGAAACCCAATGCCAGAATACGATATGGCACAGCATTTCAATCTGACCTGGAAGAATTCATCCTGCCCATCTTTAGAATCATTCTGGAAGATTGCCCTGCTGATGTGAAACCATCTTACAAGGTTCAGGCGGCAAAATGGGTTTTTCCCAATGGGAGTGAAATTAAGTTGATCGGCCTTGACCTTCATCCTGATGGTATTCGGGGAAATGCCCTGGATTTGGTCATAATTGATGAAGCAGGCTTTGTGGATAAATTGGAATATGTCTTTTCCATTATCATCTTTATGCTTAGACATCGGCCTGAACTTAGGGTGGTTATGTCATCTTCTGCCCCTGAAACCCCTGATCATGAATTTGTTCCCTTCCTGGAAAGGGCCAGGCATGAAGAAATTCTATTTGAAGCCACCATTGATGATGATGAAACTTGTCCTGAAGAAGTGAAGGACAGGATTGCAGAAGAATGCGGGGGGAAGGATTCAACCACCTATCGGCGGGAATGTATGTGTGAACTGGTGGTTGACAGTGATCTGGCCATCATTCCTGAATGGGATCAGAAGTTCATTCAGGATGTGCCCAGGGATGACTTCTATAAATATTATCACCGATATGTGGGCCAGGACATTGGTGGAACCAAAGTGACTGCAGATTTTACAGCCCACATTTATGGTTACTATGATTTTAAAAGGGCTGCATTTATTTGTGAAGATGAAACCTGCATCAGGGGTCCCCAGTCAACAACTGACAACATTGCTCTTATGGTCAGGGAAAAGGAAAAGGAACTTTGGCATGATGAAGATGAAGATTGGAATGCTAAGAAAGTTTATCGGCGCATTAGTGATAATAACAATCCCATTTTGGTTAATGACCTTGGGGTTTTGCATGGCATTCATTTTCGACCAACTAATAAAGATGAACTACCTGCCATGGTGAATGACTTCAGGCTTCTGGTGAAGCAGGGCAGGTTTCTGGTCCACCCCAGGTGCAAAATGACTATTGGGTGCCTTAGAAATGGCATTTACAATTCAAAGAAGATTAAAAGGGAATTTGCCAGGTCCAAAACCTTTGGGCATTATGACCACCTGGCAGCAGGTATTTACCTGGTCAGAAACCTGGATGAATTCACAAACCCCATCCCCACCGATTATGGCACAGCAAGTCACACCCATCATAAGTCAGTTTATGCAAAGAAGGAAAAGCAGGCTGTTGAAGAAATACTTGGAAAAACTTTTATAACAGAAAGGAATTAAAAAATGCCGAAATTTAAAAAGAAACCCATTATTGTAGAAGCCACCCAGGTGGAAGAACCAACCAATGTGCTGACCATGGATCAAGGAAGGGTCAGGGCTTTACCAGGGGATTGGATTATCACTGGAATCAAAGGGGAACAATATCCCTGCAAAAATGACATCTTTGTTGAAACCTATGAACCAGTTGAAGTGCCCAATGAGTCTGGCCCAGAAATCATGGACCCAGATGATGAAGAATTTATTGATGAAGTTGTGAGAAATTCAGTGAAAGAAGAATCAGAAGGAACTGAGTAAATGAGAAATCAAACGTATTGGGCAACAGAACCACCCAATGATATTGGGAACAAACTGATTGAAAAGGTGAAGGCTTATTTTCAATACTTGGATCACTCCGGGAAAATGGAAGTATATCGGAAATCTTACAAAGCCTATTTCAACCCTGCTTTAAGGGGGTGCCAGGCTGAATCCACTGGGGAACAGGGTGAACTGGTCAGCATTTCTGTGAACAATTACAGAAATCTGCTGAAGCACTTGCACACCTTGACCACCAGCCAAAGACCAGCCTTTGAAACCAGGGCCATCAACACGGACCACAAAAGTCAGGCACAGTGTCAACTGGCCCAGGGCTTGCTGGAATATTACCTGAGAGAAAAGAAGCTGGAAGTGTTTCTCAAATCAGCAGTGGAATATGCCCTGATTTATGCTGAAGGGTTTATTTCCTGCATCTGGGATGCCAAACTTGGCAAACAATACGGGGTGGATCAGGAATCTGGCATTGTCATATATGAAGGGGATATTGAATATCGGTCTTTTGGCCCCCTGGATTATATCCGCGATTTCTCAAAGATAAGCCCTTTTGATCACCTTTGGGGCATTCCCATTGATTGGGTCAATAAATATGAACTGGCAGCAAGGTTTCCTGAATTTGAAGATACCATTATCAATATCACAGACAATGATGACTTTTATGATGGCATTGATTCATTCCGGGAATCCAGAAGGGAAATGTATGGAACCTATGACACTGATGAAATCCCCTTCTTTGTGTTTTATCATGCCCCATCTGATGCCCTGCCAGAAGGCAGGCAGGTGCAATTCTTATCAGATGGCACTGTGCTAATTGATGAACCCATTCCCTATCCAGATGTTCCAGTTTACAGGGTGGCTTGTAGTGAATGGTTAGGCACCCCATTTGGTTACAGCACAGGTTATGATCTTCTTCCTGTTCAGGAAATGAGTGACAGCCTTCATTCCACCATCTGCACCAATCAAAATGCGTTTGGGGTTCAAAACATCTGGACCAAAAAAGGATCTGGGTTGGAAGTTTCAAGCCTATCGGGTGGGTTACGACACCTGGAATCAGATGAAAAGCCTGAAGCCTTGCAACTGATGGCAACAGCCCCTGAAACTTACAAATACCTGGAAGCCTTGAATATGGTCATGGAAACCTTAAGTGGAATCAATGCTGTGGCCAGGGGGAATCCTGAAAGGGAAATGTCAGGCAGTGCAATGGCCCTTCTTCAATCCATGTCCATTCAATTCAGCATGGATCTGCAAAGTTCCTATGTGGTGATTTTTGAAGATGTTGGCACTGCCACCCTTGACCGATTGAAAACCTTTGCAACTGTGCCCAGGGTGGCTGCCATAGTTGGCAAATCAAACAAACACCTGATGCAGGAATTTAAAGGCGATGACATCAAAGATGTGAACCGGGTGCTGGTAAATGTTGGGAATCCAATCATGTCCACCACAGCAGGGAAAATGGAAATGGCAAATCAGTTGCTGTCCACAGGGTTATTAAAAACCCCGGAACAATATATTCAAGTTTTTACAACTGGGGATTTGGAACCCTTATATGAAAATCTGCAATCTGAATTGATGCTGATTAAGGGGGAAAATGAACAGATTTCAAACGGTCAGGTGCCCCCGGTTTTGGTGACTGACAACCCTTTGCTGCACATAAAAGAGCATTCCATTGTGGGAAACAGCCCTGAAGCCAGGGCCAATCCGCAAATCATGCAATCTTATGTGGCCCATGTTCAGGATCACATTGACAAATGGCGAACTATGGACCCAGACCTTGCAGGGATGTTGGGATTACCACCCCCACCACAACAAATGATGCCAGGGATGATGCCACCAGGGGCCATGCCCCCAGGGCAGGAACAGCCCCAGGAAAATCCCCAGGGTCAGGAACCTTCCCCAGATGGGCAACCCATGCCTGAAGGTCCTGGACCAGGGCCAGGGCAGTTGACCAATGCCAACAACCCACAAACAGCAGGGGCTGCTGATGTCAATATGCCCAACATGCCCAACCTTCCCCCAGGCACTGATGCCCAAACTGCAAGCCTAAAGGGCCCCCAATGAAGGTCAGAAGGACAACACCCCAGGATTGGTTTCAAGTAAAAACCTGGATGGATCTTAGGAAAATGCCCTGCCCCCCTGCAAGTCAGTTCCCGGAAAGGGGCTGGATTGTTGATGGGGTGGCTGACATTTACCTGATGGTGCCTGATTGCCCTGTTGGAATCCTGGAATTTTTCTGCACAAACCCCAAAACCAATGAAGAAAGCAGGCTAAAAGCCTGTGATTTGATCATAAAAGAAGCCTTTAAAGAAGCCAACACCTTGGGGCTTGAAGTGATTACAGGTTACACCTGCCTTCCCAAGGTTGGTTTCCTGGGTGAAAGATATGGTTTTGGTTTTGACAAACGGCCTTATTATTTTTTTAGAAAAACCTTGAAAGGGAAAGAAAATGGAAGAAGCAGCCCCACAGACAACCCCCCAGACACCAGCCCCGGAAGCACAGGAAGGGGATCAGACAACTGTGGATACCCCTTCAACCTTAGACAATACTGGGACCCCAAGCCCTGAAACTGAATTTCCTGAACAGGGAAAAACCACAGATCCTGAAATAGAAAAACTGTCTGCTGACCCCTTGGAAGGGGTGGAAGGGGACAAAGAAATTGCAGATGGGATGCCTGAAGAACCGGACACCACAGTAAAAACATTCCAATTCACCTGCAAAATTGATGGGGAAGAAGAAGAAGTTGAACTGACCCAGGATGATGTTAAGCGAAATTATCAGAAAATGATGGCTGCAGACAAAAGATTTGAAGAAGCTGCCCAGGGCAGAAAGCAGGTTTTTGAAGCCATTGACCGGATGAAAGACCCCAATCAACTGCCCCAGGTGCTGGAAGCCATGGGTTATGATGTTAGGCAATTGGCAGAGCAGTTTTTGTACCAGCAACTTCAATATGAAGCCCTGACCCCAGAGCAAAGAAGGGGCTTGGAAATGCAAAGGGAACTGCAAAGAAGGGATGCTATTGATCAGCAAAGGCAGCAACAATATGATGCCCAGGAAAAATCAGTGCAATCCCAAGCCATGGTGCAGGAAATCCAGGGCCAAATTATTGATGCCTTGAAAACCAGCAACCTGCCCCAAACTGCTGACAGTGTTAAACGGATGGCAAATGAAATGTCCAGAAATGTCAAAAGGGGCATATCCATCACTGCAGCAGAAGCAGCAAAATATGTGGAAAGGGATTTAAGAAGGCAGATTAAGGATCTGACTGGGAAGTTGCCCCCGGAAAAACTGGATGACATCCTTGGTCCAGATGTTGGTAAAAAATTACGCCAAAGGGATTTGGCAAAGATTAAAAACCCTATTCAAACCAAGGGAATGCCCCCAGTTCAGCAAAAAGAAAAGTTGCCCCAAAAGGGCTATCTTGATGAAAAAGATTTTGAAAAACACTTAGCAAGAATGAAATCAACCAAGAAATAGGTTGCAGCGCATTTATATTTTATGGTAATGAGAATACACAGGACCATTTTCAGAAGCCAAACTGGCTAACCTGATCAAGGCAACCTGTATTGACATAGCCTGGGCGGTTCTAGTCAAAAACTAGGACACTTTCCAAGTTATCCTAACTGGATTTGGGGCCAAACAGGGAAACGTAACCTGAACCTGAACCATTCAATAGGAGAACTTTGCCATGGCTTTGGAACCAACACTTGATGGGCTTTTTAAGTCCGTTTATTCCAACAAAATTGAAGATTTAATCCCCAGACCTATGCTGATCCAGCAAAAGGTTCCCTTCCGATCTGAAGAACGGATTGGAAAAGATTTCAATCAACCCGTGATTCTCTCAGATGAAGCGGGGGCTACCTATAACACCCAAACGGTTGCTTCCAGTGCTGCTTTTGCCTTAAATGATGCTGTGGGGGGCATTGAGCAAAATGCAACGGTCACTTCCAGTGAAATTGTTATGCGCTCCTGGTTAAGTTACCAACAAGCTGCCAGGGCCACCACAGGTGGGCAGGCTGCTTTTACTTCTGCCACCGAATTGCAAGTTAAGAACAACCTGAAAAGTTGTAAAAAACGGGTGGAACTAAGCCTGATTCATGGGGGCCAGGGGGCTTCCACAGATGGTGGGCTTGGGACAACGGCCAGTTCATCCAATGCTTCTGCCACCACCACTAATGTGGTGATCACGGTTGCCACCTGGGCTGCTGGTATTTGGGCTGGATTGGTTGGCACCAAACTGAATTTCTATGACAATGGGGTTTTAGTTAGCACTGGGGCTGATAGCATTTTCTCCATCACATCCGTAACCAGCGCAGACCGGAACCTGTTAATCACAGGAACATCGACCGGAATCACGGCTCTGGATTCGGCCATTGTTGCTGATCCAACTCAGGTCAAAATCTTCTTTCATGGTGCCTATGGTGAAGAATGTGTTGGCATGATTGAAATTGCCAAAAACACAGGCACCTTGTTTGGCATTGCTGGTGGCACTTATGACCTTTGGAAGGGAAACACTGTGACCCTTTCTGGTGCGCCAACTATGGGCAAGTTTCTTGGTGGATTGGTCAATGCTGTTGGTAGGGGTTTGGATGAAGATGGATGCTTGCTTGTAAGCCCTGCCACCTGGAATGACTTGAACACCAATGAAGCTGCTTTACGGGTTTATGATTCTTCCTGGAAGAAATCTGAATCTGAATCGGGCAGCACATCAATCACCTATTATGGCCAAAATGGAAAAGTTGAAATTGAACCCTATCTTTACATGAAAGCAGGGGAAGCCTTGTTTTTTGTTCCAGGTCAGCTTGATCGGATTGGGTCTGTGGATGTCACTTATGAACAACCTGGCAGGGGTGGAAGAATCTTCTTTGATATTCCTGCTTATGCTGGTTATGAATTTAGAAGTTACAGTGACCAGTGTGTTTATTCCAAGAAGCCAGCAACCTTGGTGCATTATACTGGGTTCACAAACGCAACTGCCTAAGTTTTTGAATTAGGGCTGTCCTGAAAAGGGCAGCCCTTCTTCCATAAGGGGAAATTTTTTATGGCTGACACTTATCAACGGGTTCTTATGCGTATTCCAGATACCACAGCTTCATGGGAATCCTGGGTCAATCTGGATGGCAGTGATGCCAGAAATGAATTGAAAGCTTTTGTTAATTGGCTGCAAGGGGTTATTGGGGGCAGGTTTGGTTGTGATTTTGATTTCACAACCGGGGCAAGTTACGGAACCGCAACCTTGACATCAACTGGGGCTGCAACTGCAACTGAAACCTGCACCATTTGTGCAATCACATTTACTGCCAGGGCTTCTGGTGCAACCGGGAATGAATTTAATGTTTCTGCCACCCCTGCCACCCAGGCTGCAAATATTGCTGCTGCTGTAAATGCTTCAACTGATCTGACTGGGGTTTGCACAGCTTCATCTGCCCTGGGGGTCACAACAATCACTTCTGCAGTTCCGGGTGCAATTGGAAATGGGCTGGAAATTACGGAATCTTTAACCAATGTTGCTTTAAGTGATTTTGTCACTGAAGATACAGGGGCAGATACAACTGAATATTCTGTTGATTTGTATTAAATAGGGGGCAGCAGATGGCTGTTGAAGAAGATTATATGACAGCTGTTGCTTCTGGGAATATTATTGGGGTTAAGTCAGTCAATAAGTTTGGGGCTGCCCTTGATTGTGACAGCACAAAGCCAACAGATGTCTGGGATGGGGCTGATGGAACAACTTCCACCATAATTTGGGTGCCCCCAACCCAAGCCAGGGTTCACAATTTAGTTTCCACCCAGGCAGCTGATGCAGCAGCAGGCACAGGGGCCAGGACAATTCAGGTTTATGGCCTAAAAACCTGGGAAACCCCAGAGTCAAGTGAAATTGTCACCTTAAATGGTGCATCCAATGTGGCCACAGCCAATTCTTATGTGATCATTCATAGAATGAAGTGCTTAACCTTTGGCTCTGGGCAGCAAAATGCAGGCATAATCACTGCAACTGCAGCAACAGATGCAACTGTTACTGCTGCCATCCAGGCTGGTGAAGGTCAAACCCTGATGGCCATTTATGGGGTTCCCCATGAGCAGGAATTGAGAATTTATCAGGCTTATGCAGAAATCACCCGAAAAACAGGGACCCCTGAAGCAGATATAAGGCTTTTTTTGATGGAAAATGCTGACCAGGCTGATGCAGGTTGGGTTTCAAAAGATTTGGGGGAAATGGCAGTCACTGAATCTTATCTTAGAAATTTTATGTTCCCAAAAAGATATGCTGGCCCTTGTATTGTAAAAATGCAGGTGACAACCAACACAAACAACACAGTTTGTTATGCAGGTTTTTCTGCCACAGTTGCTACAAACACTTTTAAGGATGATTACTAATGACAGTTGCACTGACTGTAAATGGAACCAGTTACAACTATCCAGAAACGGGGGATTCAACCTGGGGGGTGCAAGCAACAAATTGGGCAAGTGCTGTCACCACAGGAATGCTGCAAAAGGCAGGGGGGACCTTCACCTTAACTGCTGATGTTGACTTTGGCGCAACCTATGGGCTGCAAACTGCATATTATAAGACAAGAAATGCAGCAATGGCCCAATCTGGGGTCATGCGATTAGGAAATGCAGAAGAAATTGTTTGGCGTGACAATGCTGATGGGGCTGATCTGCCCTTAACTGTGACTTCTGGGGATGTGCTGCAGTTTAACAGTGAAACCATAGTTGCAGGGTCAATTGTAAATGCTGATGTGGATGCTGCTGCTGCAATTGCCCTTTCCAAACTGGCTGTGGTGACTGCTTCAAGGGCTTTGGTTTCAGATGGGGCTGGATTAATTACTGCAGCCACCACTACAGCAACTGAGATTGGCTATTGCAATGGTTTGACATCTTCAGCACAGACACAAATTGATGCCAAACTTGCCAAAGCAGGGGGAACCATGACAGGGACCCTGACCCTGGATGCTGACCCAACAGGAACACTTCAGGCTGCTACAAAGGCTTATGTTGATTTGGTTGGAGCCGGCCTTTCCTATAAGGCATCAGTTGTGGCTGCAACCACCACAAACGGAACCTGGGCAACTGCTTTTGATAATGGGTCCACAGTTGATGGGGTGGTTTTGGCCACCAATGACAGGCTATTGATTAAGGATCAATCTGCAGCAGAAGAAAATGGGCTTTATATTGTTCAGGCTTCAGGGGCACCTGTTAGGGCAACAGATGCTGACACCTGGGCAGAGCTTTTGTCTGCTTTTGTATTTGTTACCGGGGGAACAGCCAATGCAGATACCAATTGGACCTGCACCATTGCTGCTGGTGGGGTTTTGGAAACCACAGCAGTCACCTTTGTTCAATACAATTCCCCTGGAACCTATACAGCAGATGAAAATGGGCTGGTTTTGGTTGGAACCCAGTTCTCCATTGATATTGATGGAACAACACTGACCCAGGGGGCTTCCGGGATTAAGGTTGGGGCAGGGGGTGTTACCAACACTGAAGTGGATGCTTCAGCAGGCATTGCCGTTTCTAAAATGGCAGCTTTAACAGCAGATCGGGCTATGATTACCGATGGATCAGGCTTTGCATCTGCAGCCACCACCACAGCCACAGAAATTGGCTATGTGAATGGTCTGACATCTGCTGTGCAAACCCAATTGGATGCCAAAGTTGCTGCAGCCACCTTAACAACCAACAATGATATGCTTTATCGGGCTGCAGGGGTTCCTGCCAGGCTTGCTGCTGGAAGTGACACCTATATTTTACAGTCAGCATCAGGGGTGCCAACCTGGACAGACCAAAAAATTTCCCATACTTTTTTTCAATCCACAGCAACAAATTACACCATAAACCTTTCCACATTCACAGCACTGACCTTGGTTGCTGTAACTGATAGTGTTGGAACCCCTGTGACCAGGACCAGTGATGTCATAAACTTTGCTTTTACAGGCAGGCATAAAGTCAAACTGGTTATGGGCAGGGCTGTCAGCAGTTATTATTCCAGAAGGGTGTCATGCCGATTAAGAAACACAACTGATGGCACAACTGATGCCATTTGTCCTGCTTGTAATATTGACACAAACGGGGCTTCCCAGATGGTGTTTGAATTTTGGATTAATGTTGCCGATAAAGCCAAAGATTTTGAACTTCAACTAGTTTCCAATGGGGGTGGTGCTGTTACAGTTTGGGCTGATGACAATATTGGTGGGGAATTACCTTCCCTTTATCACTTAACAATTGAACGGGTTAGACAATAGGAAGGAAGAAAAATGCCTTTAAAAACAATCCATGACCAAAAGACAATCACGCAAACCAGCATTGCACAGACCACATCAACTGAAGCCATTGATCTGACTGGGGTTGCAAATATTTCCATTCAATCCGTGATTGATGTGAATACCCCTGCAGCCAAAGCCTTTGCCACAACTGATGTCACAGTTGCTGCTGACACCATAACTGAAACCGCCCATGGTTATGCACTGGGATTGAAAGGGCAATTTTCTACCACAACAACTTTGCCAGCAGGGCTGTCACTGACAACTGATTACTTTGTGATCCCTGTTGATGCTAACACCTATTCTGTTGCATCAAGTTTGGCTTTGGCCAATGCTGGAACAGTTGTGGATATTACTGACCAGGGAACCGGAACCCATACCTTCACCCCAACCAGCATTGCAGGGGGAACCTGGGCTGTTCAAAAAACAAACAAAACCACAGCTTCAACTGGGTTGGCCAGCACAGCTGATGCTGACTGGACAGATTATGACACTGCAACTGCTGTCAGTGCTGATGCAACAAACTGGTATGAAAAAATTGGCCCCCCATATAGGTGGCTTAGGGTCAGGATGGTAATGACAGCAGGGCAGATGACTGTGAACCATTATGTGATTTCAAGGGGCTATATTAATTAAGGGGAACAAAAATGCCATTGGATGAAAAGAAAAAAGAAATGCTTATGGAACTTCTGGCCCAGCTGGTTGATGAAATGGATGACTTTGCCATTGAAGAAAATAAAATGCCAGATGTTCCAGAAGAAGTGACTTCACCAGAAGGTGAACCCATGGCAGTGATTGAAGAAAAAACAGCCATGCCATTGGATGAAGCCAAAGAAGAAGTTGTGGACAAAATTGATGAAGCTGCCCTGGGTGCTGAAGAAGAACTTGAAGAAGAAGAAGATGAAACTGGAAAGCCAAACTGGTCAAATTTTGTAAGAAGGGGCTAAAAAATGTCTGGGTTTGACTGGACCTGTGATGGCTTGGTGACTTCCATCAAAAGAAGGGCTTCAATGCCCACATCCCAATCTTTGTTCACAGTTGCAGACCTTCTGGCTTTGGCTGATGAAGAAATGCAAACTGTAATTTTCCCTGTGATTATGTCCATTAAAGGGGATTACTTTGTGAACAATTCTGACACCACCATGACCACAGCCACATCTTATGCCATTCCAAATGATGCTATTGGGCTAAAATTGAAAGATGCCTATTGGCTGGATGCTGATGGGGAAGAACATCAAATTCCATCAGTGAATTTGGCTGATGTTACAGGGGAAGTTATTCGGGGCTGGCTTGGAATTGGCTATTATCTTCAAAAAAACAGTGTCATTTTGACCCCAAATTCCAAGGATGGGGACACTTTAAGGCTAAAATATTATAGAAGGGCCAGCAAAATGGTTCCCAATGATGAAGGGGGTCAGATTACTGCCATTAATACGGGTTCAGGTGTTGTGGATGTGGATAATATTCCAACAGCCTGGGCCATCACAGACACTTTTGATGCTATTGACCAAAACCCTGGCTTTGAAACCCAGGATTCTGACTTGACCATCAGTGCCATCACAACAACCCAGATGACTTTTGATGATGTCACCAATTTAGCTGTCGGGGATTGGGTTTGCATGGCTGGTGAAACCACTATTCCCCAAATAACCCCTGAAGCACACAGCCTTTTGGCCCAATCAGTTGCTGTGAAATGTCTTGAATCCCTTGGGGACCCAAAAATGCTGGTGGCCCAGGGCAAGTTTGAACAGATTAAGACAAACTTCATTGATATGGTGGCCCCCAGGGCAGATGGGCAAGTGAAAAAGATTATCCAAAGATCGGGGACCCTGGCATGGCCAAAGATTAACAGGTGGGGTTAAGTGCAGACACTGAATTTGAAAATAGCAGGGCTTTACACAAACCCTAACCAATTTTCTGAAATCCCCCCAGGGGCTTTGTATCGGGCCAATGATGTGGTCATTGATCGGGATAGTGTTGCAGCCAGCAGAAGGGGCCAGGCTTTATATGCCACCCTTGGTGAAGCCCCAGAAAAGCTGTTCTATTATAGTGAATACCTTTTGGCACTTTATGGTTCCACCCTTTCATATGATTTTGATGGGTCAGGCACTTTCACGGACTATTCTGGAACCTTTGACCCCCCTGGGTCAGGGATAAAAATAAAGTCATTAGAATCAAATCAAAATTTTTATTTGGCAACTGTTGAAGGGGTCAAAAAGCTGGATAGCCCAACAGGCACTTGGCAATCTTCCGGGGGAATTAAAGCCCTTTATGGAACAGCCACCACCCAAAGCCCTGGGTTTATGTCCAATAATGTGCAGGTGGCTTATCGGATGGTTTGGGGCTATCGGGATGCCAATGACAATGAAATCATAGGGGCACCTTCCCAAAGGTTAGTGGTTACCAATTCTTCAGGGGTGACAGTGGATGTGGTGACAACCTGGAACATCCCTGCTGAAATCACAACTTCCTATTTTTATAGAATATACAGATCAGGGGAAAGTGCAGGGGTTTCTTATGAACCTGATGATGAAGTGCAAAAGGTCAAGGAAGATTTTGTCACTGCAGCAGAAATCACTGCTGGCACCTTTTCCTTCACAGACAATGTGCCTGATGCTTTAAGGGGGGCTTATCTTTACACCAATCCAAGCCAGGAAGGTATTTTGCAATCCAATGAACCCCCCCCTTATTGCCAGGATATGACCCTTTTCAGGGATAGTTCTTTTTATTTTAACACCCGATCAAAGCACCGATATTCAATCACCCTGGTCAGTGTTGGGGACAATTCAACTGGGGGCCAGTTTGGCTACCAAACCAATGATGGGGATATTGTCAACACTTCCACCACTGTGGATGCCTTAACCAAAAAAGCACAGGTGGTGATTCAAGATTTGACCTATGATGCAGACACCACAGGTGTTGGGGGAAATGACATCAACATCACCTATACAGGGGGGGCAACTGCAGGCAGTGAAGTTGTTGCTGTCAGCACAAATGACATTTCATGCCAGATTGAAGATGGGGTTTCCACAGCCACCCAGGTGAAAACAGCCATTGATGCTGTGCCTGCTGCTGCAGCCCTGGTGGATATTACAGTTTCAGGGGTTGGGGCCAATGCCCAAAATATTGTGGCCCAAACTTTCCTTGATGATGGCTTTGACACCACCACCCTAAATGTTGGAATGCGGGTGGAAGGAACAGGCATTCCTGCTGACACTTATATTGCCAGCATAACAGATGCAGACACAGTTGAAATCACCAATGCTGCAACAGCAACTGCAACCAATCCCCTGGAATTTCAGGATGTGTTTCGTTTTTCTGCAGGGGGTGCTGAATATTCCTATTATGGCACCACAGCCAATGATTTTGCCAACAATGAATTTTTAGTTGCCCTATCGGGAACAGCAGCAACAAACATTGAAACAACTGCATTAAATCTGGTTGGGGCCATTAATAAAGATACCAGCCAAACAACCCTTTATGCTTACTATTCCAGTGAATCCAATGAACTTCCTGGGAAAATTTATTTGGAAGAAAGAAGTTTGGGGGGAAATGCTTTTACCCTAACTTCAACCAATGGGGTGTCCTTTAGCCCAACACTTGACAACACTGGTTCTGGAAATATTTCTGACAATGATGAAAAGCAAAACAGGGCTATGATTTCCAAACCCAACCAACCTGAAGCAGTTCCTTTGCTTCAATACCTAACCATTGGAAGTGAAAATTATCCGATCACCAGGGGAATAGCTCTCAGGGACAGCATTTTTGTTTTTAAGCCTGGGGAAGGCATTTTCCGAATAACAGGAACCACAACCAACAACTTCACAGTGTCAATCTTTGATTCTTCAGCCCAAATCAAGGGGGCTGAAACTGCTGCTGTCTTGAATAACCAAATCTTTTGCTTTTCTGACCAGGGGGTGATTGTTGTTAGTGAAACTGGGGTGCAGATCATTTCCAGACCCATTGAAACCACCCTGCTGGAAATTTCCGGGGAAAGTTATCAGCATTTTGAAACAGCATCTTTTGGGGTGGCTTATGAATCCGACAGAAAATATATGCTTTTCACAGTGACCAATGTTGAAGACACTTATGCCACCCAAGCCTTTGTTTTCAACACAGTCACCAATACCTGGTCCAGATGGATAATGGACAGGACCTGTGGCATTCTAAATAAATTGGATGACAAAATTTATATGGGGGAACCCACAGGCACAGCAGTTTACAAAGAAAGAAAAAATCTTAATAGAACCGATTATGCTGATCGGGAATTTTCCATCACCATCAGCAGTTCTTCTGGCACCACTGTCAATGTCAATTCAACAACCAATTTGGAAGCAGGGGATTTGCTGAAGCAGGGGGCTTTGGAAGCCATCATTTCTTCAGTGGACAGTGCCACAGCCTTGACTGTGGATGAAACCCAGAGCTGGTCAGCTGCTGCAGCCACAGTTTATGAAGCCATAAACCCGGACATTGAATGGGTTGAGAATACTGCTGACAACCCTGGGGTGTTAAAACACTTTTCAGAATGCACTGTTTTTTTCCAAAATGCTTCCTTTAAAACCATTGACTTTGGTTTTGTCAGTTCTTTGGATGAAAATTATGAATACACCACCATGACTGCCCCAGGGGGAAGTGGATGGGGTCAGTTTCCATGGGGTGAAAATCCCTGGTCAATAGCAGGGGGAAGGGCTGTTCCTTTAAGAACTTATGTTCCATTGGAGAAATCAAGGTCATCCTGGTTGAAGTTCCGGGTGAAAAACAGGGAAGCCTATTCTTCATTTTCTGTTTCAGGGATTTCAGCCCAGTTTGATCAGATGTCAGAAAGGTTCCGGTAAATGGCCAGGCTGCCAACAACCAAAAGGATCAGAAGGGAAGATTTGCAGGATGCACCTGACTGGATTGATAAGTTGCTTAGTCCAGTCAACACCTTTTTTGATGCAGTTTACAATGCTGTAAATGGAACCTTGACCTTTGGTGAAAATGTTACTGCACAAAGCAAGGTGGTGGAATTTAGGACACTGGGCACTTACACATCAGATGCCTGGACAGATATTAAAGTGCAAAAAACCATCCCTGGAAGGGTCCAAGGGGTTTTGCTGATGCAGATTGTAAAAGATTCTTCCTACCATGAACCCATGACATCAGGGGTTTCTATTGACTGGCTGGAAATTGGTGGGGAAGTTGTCATTAAATTTGTTACAGGGCTTGAAAATTCAACACTTTACAAATTGAGCGTTCTAATCATTTAGGGGGTCACTATGGGTGGAATATTAGGGGGTGCAGGGGCTGCTGGTGGGGCAACAAGTGCCCTGGGTGGTGCAGGGGCTGCTGGAAGTGCAGCCAGTGCTGCAGGAACTGCCTTGGGAACTGCAGGTGCAGCAGGGGCTGCTGCCCCAGCTTTGGGTGCTGGAATTGGTGCAGGGGCCACAGGGGTTGGCAGTGCTTTGGGTGGCAATGGCATTGGTGCTGGTTTGTCAGGAACATCTTCTGCCCTGGGTGCAGATAGTTTGGGTGGTGCAGTTCCAATGACAGGGGCAGAAATTGACACTTCAATTGGGTCACTTCCTGGGAATGGGGCACTTTCCACCACAGGAACAGATGGTTTCACCCCAGGTCCTGGTGGTGGTTATGCCAGACCAATGATGTCATCTTCAGAAAATGTGAAACCACAACCAGGGCCAAACCATGGGATCAGTGATCTTTCTAAGCCACCACCCGGAAAAAGTTTTTTGGACAGTGACATGCTGAAAACCATGCAAGGGCTTAGGGGTGGTGGGGGTGGTGGCACTTCTTATTCTTCACCAAATTATAGTTCTGGCCCCCAGGTTCCCTTGTCACAGCCTGATAGTGGTGGGGGTGGTGATCAACAATATGCAGAACTGGTGAAATACCTTCAAGGCATAGGGGCACAATAAATGGCTTATGTTGTCAATAAACAACTGGAAGAAGATGAAAATCAGCCAGGAACTGGCACCCCATCTTCTGGAACCATTGGTGCTGGTGGTGCAACCCCAGGGGGTGGGGCACAGCCTGCCTTTATTGAACAGGGTGGAAGCCAGTTTCCAGATGTTTCCCAATATCTGTCAGCCAATGCAAACCAGGGAAAAAGAATGGCTGCAAAGGTTGGTCAGGGCATAGTTCAGGAAGGGGCTGATGTTGGGGCTGCTATGCGGGGGGTCCAAAATCAGTTTGGTTCCCAGGTTGCTGCCAACAGGATTGATGCAAACCAGGGGCTTTTGAATAAAGCCAAAAAGGACCCAACCCAGTTTTTTGGTTACGAAAAAGCCCCACCCAAGCAACAGCCCATGGATTTTGAAGGGGGATGGACCCCATGGAACAGGGATGAAAAGGGCAGGGGAAGAAAGCCATGGGAAAAGCAGGCTGCTCCTGATTGGGCTAACTATTTGAGCCAAACCCCTGGGCCATACCAAAAACAAAAAGGGCAAAGGGGAATCCCAAAATACACCCCTTCCTACAAACCCCCAGAACAGGCTTTTGCCCCAGGAAAAGGGGCAGCCATGAACCCAGGGGAAATTGGTGAAATCCAAAAAATGCTAAATGCAAATTATCAGGGACCAACAGACATTTCCAAAGATGCAGGTTTTGAAAATGTTATGAATGAATTGGCCCAAGCCCAGCTGGCATCACAGCAGGCTGGAACCATGCAAGGCAGGGAAGATTTACTGCAAAAAACTTATGGCTTGGATTCCCAAAGGGGTGGGGTTTCCATGCTGGATCAGATGCTTTTAAATTCTGGGGGTGGCCAGGATATTTTAACCAAGGCAGCCCAGGGCAATGCAACATCTGCTGACATTGTTAGTCAGGCACAGCAGGATGCTGCTGCAGATGTTGCATCTGCCCAGGCAGCAACACAGGGTTCTGCTGATGCAGCCCAGGCTGCATTGACTGGGGAAGGTGGGGCTTTGCAAAATCTGTTCAATCAATACAACCAAAATGTTCAGGCTGTTGAAGATTTTCAAAACCAAAGGGGAAACAGATGGAAAAGGGATCAGCAGGGTTATTCAGCCACCACTGAAGAACAAATGCAGCTGGATGCCCTGAACCAGCTTTTGGGCCAGAACTATAATTTTGAAGGGGGGCTATAGTTATGGGTGGCGCAATGATGGCAGATCACCTTTCTAGTGGGGAAATGGGTCGAGAACATGCCATGATGAACAACTTCTATGCTGTTCAAAACCTGCTGGATGTTGATGTTCCTTCAGTTTCCCAAATGCGGATTCAATTGGAAGAATTGGTGCAGCAAGGGGTCCTTGACCCGCAACTGGCTGAAGAATACTTGCAAGCATCAACCCAGATGGCAAATATTGACCCTGCTTATCAAGAATCCCAAATGGGGGCCTTGCGGGAACTGGAAGGAATTGTTGATCAGGATGGGATGGATGCCCAAGCTAGGGCAGCACTTCATCAACTGAAAGGGCAAACCCAAGCAGCTGAAAGGGGGTCCAGGGAAGCCATACTTGAAAATGCTGCAGCCAGGGGGGTTGGGGGTTCCGGGTTGGAACTTGCAAGCCAGCTGGCTGGCCAGCAGGGATCAGCAACCAACATGGCAAACCAGGGGTTTCAAGCTGCTGCAGATGCCAATCAAAGAAAAATGCAAGCCATTCAAGGGGTGGGCCAGTTAGGGGGTCAGCTTTGGGGTCAAGGTGCCCAGGAAGCTTCAGCCCAGGACACCATCAATAAATTTAACACAGCCAACAAATTGAATTGGCGCAACACTGCAGAAATGCAGAACCAGGCTGAAAAACAGCGCATATCCGATCAAAATACAGGCATTAAAAACATGCAGGAAATGCACAATAAGAACCTTTATCAGCAGGAATACAACAATGCCTTAACCAGGGGGCAATCCCTTTCCAATGCCAATCTGGGTGCTGCCCAGGGGGAATTGGGTGTTTATTCTTCAAGCCCATACCAAACTGAATTGGCTGGTATGTCTGCCAAATGGTCCGATGAAAACCTTAAAACAGACATTTCACCTGTCGATACCAAGGCTTTCATGGATGGGCTTACAGGTTACAAATACAAGTTCAAAGATTCTGAATTTGGGGAAGGGGACCAGGTTGGGGTTATGGCCCAGGATTTGGAAAAAGTTGCACCACAGGCTGTGATCAACACCCCCAGGGGTAAAAAGGTTGATTACTCCAAACTGGGTGGGCCAGTTCTGGCTGCTTTGGCATCTTTGAATGAACGGGTTGATGAATTGGAAGGGGAATAAAAATGGGTGTTTATGAAGCAACCAAAAGCCTGTTTCCAGATGCAACTGATGAAGAAATAAATCAGGGGCTTCAACTTTATAACCAGGTGAAGCCTGGGGCTACCAAAGAAGAATTTCAGCAGGATTCTTTGGCTATAAAAGAATTGAATGAAAACCCACCTGAAGTGCTGCCAGAAGGGCAACCCATGGGGGTGCCTGAACATCCAGCCATGCCCCAAATGATTCCAGAAATTGGTGGGGGGCAGGAAATTGCAAACCCACAACAGGACAAAAACCAATTCATGCAGCAGTATTTCAACCCTGAGAAAATAAAGCAGTTGCAAAAGCAGGCTAACCAGGGGCCATCAACAGCAGCAAAAATTATGTCATTCATGCCCAGGCTTCAGGGGGCTGCAAAAATGATGGGTGCTGGAAATGCCCAAAGGGCTGCAGGGGCACAGCATGAACTTGACCAATACATGGATATGACCAAGCACTATGACAACCTGGGAATCAAGAAAAGGGAAATTGACATCAAGGAAGCCCAAGAAGGAAGAACCCAGGAAAAATACGCAACAGCAAAGGAAATGGCCAGCAATCCAAATGCTGCCCAGTTCCTTGGGGAATGGGTGAAGCTTTTAAGACCAGATTATGCAGATGGACCCATGGCAGGTGCTGTTGACAGGCTGGTTGAAAATAAAAAAACAGATGTGCTGATGGCCATGATCAACCAGACAGGAATGACTGAAACGGTTGCCAAGGATTATGTGAAGATTGCTGAAGAAGCCAAAACCAAAAGATTTGAAAGTGCCAACCTTCTGAAACAAAAAGAAATGCAGATTGCAGCAGATAAAGCAGCAGCAGAAGCAAAACCAACAGCTGGGGAAACTTCAGCAGACACTGCTTATGCAGCAGATTACCTAAAATGGACCAACATTGGCAGATCAAATGCTAATCAAGAAATTGCAATAATGCACCAAGCCAGGGAAAAGTTGCGTGATCCAAAAACCAAAGATTTTAGCAAAGAATCCAGGGGCTTTAAGGGTGCTATTGGTCAATTGCCCTGGGGGATTGGTGAAAACCTGAACCCAGAAGATAATGAAATTAGAAATGATGTCATCAGGGCTGTTTCCCCTTCTTTCCGTGAAAAACTTGGTGGTAATATGGCCACCAAGGAAATTTTCTTGATTATTGATTCAAACTTCAACCCAAGGCTGTCCCGAGCACATTCTGCCAAAGTTTTTGCTCAATTGGAAAAGGGGTTGAAGGACATCAAGGCAGCAAAAGAACAAATGGCCACCTATTATGAAAACAACCGGAAATCACTTAGGGGTTACAAGGGACCCAGACCAGAAGAAATTGGGGATGCTTTAAGGGATGAATTTCTTGGGGATGTAAAATATAAAGCAACTATGATAAAAGATGGGGTTACAAAAACATTTGAAACAACCGGGAAAATGGTCAACCAATTAAAGGCTGAAGGGGCTGAACTGATTAGTGCTGATATTATTGAAGGAAGCCCTGGGGGGAATAAAGAATAATGGCAGAACAAAAAAGCCTTTGGGATTCTATTCCAGAAGAAGAAGATGGGGCTGCTATTGCTGGAACCAAATGGGATCAGATTGAACAAAGCAAACCAGCAGGAAAGCAGAAAGCCCCTGAAACTTCATCCTGGTCCAAAATTAAAAGTGCAGGGGCAGGCTTTGGTCAAGGCACATCCTTTGGTTTTGGGGATGAATTGGCTGGAACTGTTGGGGCTGTGGCAGAAACTGCCCCAGGCATTGGCAGGGTTTATGATTACTTGAACAAAAAATGGGGTGAACATGCCCTGGGGATTGAAGGGGCAAGTGATCTGCCTTATCAGAAAAAAGACCCCATGCAAGCCTATAGGGAAGCCAGAGACCATGCCCGATCATTAAACCGGGAAGCACAAAGAAAAAATCCCTGGTCTTATGGAATTGGTGAAGTCGCTGGTGGTATTACTTCAGGGCTTGCAACAGGGGGTGCTGGTGGTGCTGGAAGATTTGGAAAGGCTGGCCAAACCTTTGCAAAAGGCAGGGGTTGGGGGCCATGGGGTCAAAGGGTTGCTTCTGGTGCTGCTGAAGCAGCCCCATTTACAGGGCTATATGGTTTGGGGGCCAGTGAAGCTGATGTAACCAAGGGTGAAATTTTGCCTGCTTCTGGGGATGTTTTGTTTAGTGGGGTTTTAGGGGCATTGACAGGGGGTTTGGTTAAAAGTGCCCCTGAAGCAGGAAAAGGGGTTATTAAACGGGTTTTCCCAAAATTAAGAAAAGAAGCCAAAGCTGAAAAAGCAGTTGTAAAAGCAACTGAAGAAATTGGGGAAAGGGCAGAAGAACTGGTTAAGGTTGGGGCAAAAGGTGAAGCTAAGATTATGCAGGAAATGGCTGAAGAACCTGGAAGCCTTCAAGGCTTGAAAAAAAGAAGAAGGGTGTTAAAGGGTCCAGTTGATCGGCAAACCATGCAAAAAAGGTTTTTCGATAATACGGAAAAGGTTTGGAAGTCTTTAAAGAAAAGGAAGGAATCCTTTGATTCCAAAATTAGAATGGAAGAAGCATCCAAAAACCTTGAAGGGCTTCCATCCCATCAGTCAAAAAAGATGACTGGTGAAACAGTGGATAAGGCTTTTATGGAACTGGATGCCCTGACCCCAAATAAAATTCTGATGGGGGAATTGGCTGAAGATTATAGTTCTGAAGCAGTTCAAAAAGTTGATCGGGAATTAAGGAAAAACCTGGAATTTGACCAAAGTTTGCTGGCTAAAGGAAAGGCAGTGTTAGAAAGGTTGTCAGATGACCTGGAAAAATCAACTGACACCCTGACTATTTACAAAAACTTGAATTTGGCAAAACAAAAAATGGCATCCCTGCAGAAATATGGGAAACAAATTGGACCAATGGAGCGCGAAACACTTGATAAAATTCATCAGGTTGAAAAAATGCTTTCTGGGATTTTGGAAGATGAAAGTGCTTTTGGTGCCCAAGCCCTAAGACATAAAGAAATTAATAAGGCATATTCAAACTATTTGAACAAAATGGAAAACCTTTCCAAAAAATTCATGGAAAATGAAAAAACATCCAGGGGGGTTGAACCTTATTTAAGTTCTTCCAAAATGCAAACCAGCATGGTTCAGGTTGATGAACTTAGGGGCATGGATAGAACCCGGTTTTTTGAAGAATTTCTGGGTGCTGCCAAGGAATTTAGTGAAGTGTTGGATGACACCCCTTTGGGGTCCAGCATTAAAGATAAATTCCCCACAACCAGAATGCTAAAATCATTTGAACCAACAAAAAACCTATTCAAGCATGATCAAACACTGCACAACCAATTTTCCAAACTATCCTGGCAAAAAGGGGTTCAAAATGCTGCAGCAGGGGGCCAGGGGCCAATTCCTGGGATGGCATCAGCAGCTGCAGGGGCAACCAGGGTCCCTGGGCTTGGATCAGCAACCAGGGCCATAACTGGGGCTTTGGGGAAACAACAAAAAACCTTAAATCAAAATCAGCAACTTCTTTACAATTTATTTAAAAACGAGCAGGATCTTTTAAAATATCAAAAAGGTGGGGGTTGGTTAGGTGAAAATTTGCGGGAATTGGTTATGTCTAGCCCAGAACAGTTTGGGAAGTATGCCACCCCATTGCAAAATGCTGCAAAGTCAGGTTCACAGGCAGTTGCTGTGGTGAACCATTTATTTAACCAATATGATCCAAATTATAGGGAATTACAAAGGAAACGAAACAATCAAAAGGAACCTAATTAGGGGGATAAAAAATGGGTGATCAAGTAAATTCTACCAAAACAGATTCTGATAATGTTCATCATAGTGGAACCCATAGGTTCCTGGCCAGCAAGTTTGTTGTTGTGGATGACACAGATTCAACCAAGCAGGCTAAGTTTATTTGTTCCGGGATAACTTCTGGGGCAGTTTCAGAAATCACAATTCCTGATATTGATTACACAGCCTTGACCCCCACGGTTCAGGCTGCTGTCAGTAACAAAACACTGCAGGATTCAACTGTATTTTTTGTTGGCAGTTCAGATGCAACAAAGAAGGTGGCCTTTGAATGTGATGGGCTGACAACTGCAACCACCAGGACCTGGACATTTCCAGATTCTGATGGAACTTTTGCGAGCACCACAGGAACTTCACTTCTGACCAATAAAACCCTGGATGATGCAACCTGTGGATTTGTGGATGATGGGGATAATACCAAGGTTTTGAAATTCCAGTGCTCTGGGATTACCACAGCCACAACTAGAACAATCACAATTCAGGATTCAGATGATGTTCTGGTTGGCCGGGACACCACAGACACCTTGACCAACAAAACCATGACAGCCCCAACCTTGAACAATTGTGCTGTGTTGTCTGTTGATGCTGACAACCTGACTGTGACTGACAACACGGATCAAACCAAGATTTTTGCTTTGCTATGTTCCGGGATTACCACAGCCACCACCAGAACCTGGACAGTGCCAGATTCCAATGACACTTTTGTTGGCAAGGCAACCACAGATGTTTTCACGAATAAGTCACTTTCTGATTCAACTTGCAGCTTTGTTGATGAAGGGGACAATACCAAGGCTTTGAAATTTCAATTGTCAGGGCTAACAACTGCTACAACCAGAACCCTGACCATTCAAGATTCTGATGATGTTTTGGTTGGAAGGGACACAACTGACATCCTAACTAATAAAACACTAACCACCCCAACCTTGAATAACTGTGCGGTTTTGTCTGTGGATGATAATAATTTCACAGTCACAGATGATGGGGATCAAACCAAAATCTTTGCTTTGCAGTGCTCTGGAATCACAACCAGCACAACCAGGACCTGGACAGTGCCAGATGCTGATGACACCTTTTGTGGAATTGGTGCAAGCCAAACCCTGACAAACAAGGAATTAACCAGCCCTGTCTTAACAGCAGGGGCAACTGATGCAGCCATTGGTGCAGTTGCAGCCCCACCTTCTGGAACAACTGCAGTGACCATTGAAAGGGTTGGGAACTTTTTTCAACTGACCTTTACCCTAACTGCAGCCCAGATTGCAGTGACTGATGCAGGGGGTTCCGGTTCCCATGGATCAACCAAGATTTTTGATTTTGTTGATGGTGGGGTTTCTTATTTAGGCTGCAGGCAGGATTACACTGCTTATTCCCCTGATGGAACCGGGGTGCCCAATGATGCAGTTTTTGAAATTGGGATTGGCACCACAGCCATCAGTGCTGCTGCTGATGGTGTCCTGGGTGCAACTGAAGATGACATTGGGGGGGATGTCAATCAAACCCTGTCCGGTGGAACCACCACAGGCACAGAATTTACAGGGGCAGGAACAGTTGTTGATGGAACTGGAACTGCAACTGATTTGAATTTGAACTGGTCAGGGACAGCAGCAACTATTGATGGAAATGGAACCATTGATGTCACTGGAACAATCACAGTGATTGGTTGCATCATTGGAAATGATTAAACTTTTAACAAAGAAGGGGAAATAAAATGGGTGATGTTGTTGATGGAGAATTGATTAATTATGATGACCATACTTATACAGGGGACATAACCTATACAGGGGCACAAACCCGGAAATCTGTCACCAGGGTTGTCACCCAGGGTGGAAAGGTTGGGGCAGGAGCAGGTTGGGCGGTGGGCGGAGCTGCCAATACTGCACTTCTTGGAACAGTTGCAGCAAGTCAAACTGCTGGCACTTATGTTGTGCCATTGGAATGCTTAAAGGTGGGCGATATTATCACAGGTTTTTATTTAATCGGCCAGATTGAATCAGCAGGAGGTACGGCCACCCTTGATGCCAATCTAAGAAGCCAAACTGCTGCTGCTGCAGACATAACTGATGCCAGCATTGCTTCCATGACACAAATCTCAGTCACTGCTGACACAGCCATTACTGCTGCCAATTCAACCAAGGGAAGCCTGACAACCACAGTTGCTGCTGATGCAACTTATTATATGCTTCTGACCGCGACGACTGCGGCTTCGACCGATATTGCTTTGATCGGCGTTTCCATTACGGTCACTGAAGCTTAAGGGGGATTATGAAGAAATTAAACGGATATAAAAGTTATTTTGGTTTTGCGGGAATGTTTATCCTGGGCGGTTTGGGGGCTGTTTTTCCTGAATTTGCCGGGGAAGTTTATTATAAGGTGGCTTTTGATTTTTGCTTGATGCTGGCAGGAATTGGGGTTGCACATAAACTGACTAAATTGCAATAGGGGGTCTGCAGGGGTTCCTTGCTATTCTGTTTCTTCTTTTCTTTGGGGGTTCTGTGGAAGCAGGGTTCCCCTGCAGTTTTTTAGGATATGACACCACAGAAAGAACGGCGCAAATCTGATGCTTATATGATGAATTTTTTTGAATCCTGGACTGAAGAAAGCAGAAAAGACAGGGAAGGTTTTAGCAGGGAACTTAAAGAACTTGCCCAGGCAACTGACCGTAAAATTGAAACCCTGGCCCTGACAACAACAAAGAAGATTGACCGTTTAACAGAGCACCTTGATGCACAAATAAGAACCATTTTTGATACAACAAGACCGGATAAAAAGTTATGGCTTCAGTTTGGGGCTTTGATTGTTTCCCTTTTTGTGGTCATGGGGGCTTTGGTAACAATGTCACAAAAGGTGGCCCTGGGTCCTTTGGAAAATGAAATTGTAAATGTCAGGCATAACTTGGCTTATCATATTGAAGACACTTCCCATGACACCAGCGTTTTAAATGATGCAAGGCATGAAGAAAGATTCACCAGAATTTTTGATGCTTTATCCGAGCAAACTGAAAAAATTACCGGGTTGGATGAAAAAGTTCAAACAGAAATGAGAATTTTGGATGCAGCCATAAAACGGGAAATGACTTTGACCAATGACCGGACCAGGGCCAGGCTTGAACGGATTGAAGTTAAAACAGGAATTTCTACGCCATAGGGGGCAAAATGCACGTTTATCATGTTTATTATAGCAATCCACTAGCCGCAGCGCAGAATAAAATACTCCTTGTCGAAATGCGGCGCACGACACCAATCCCCGACAAGGAACTAAAGGCGTACTGCAAAGATGTGTTTAAGAATCCAGCCAATGGCGCAGCCCTTACGGATGGTTTGTTATCGACTGTGGAACTAAAAGGAAAAGACCTAGAAGATGTAGAAAAGAATAAGGCTGCTGGCCCAAGAAAGTCAGATAAATCGTTTGGACAAACCTGGGGCCAATGGAAATCAATTATGGAAGTTCATAACCCTAAAATGTTTCAGGTAAACCAATGATCCTTTGGAAAACAGATTTTACTGATGCAACCGGCCTAACTGTAGTTACCACAACAGGCACGGTCACGTTCAATCAAACGGTTGATGGGAAGAAATGCGTTCTCCTTGACACCACATCAGAAGCCTGGCCAGGCATTGGTTGGTATACAAATTCAGGAATTGCAAGTGGATCAGGTCATACGCTTTTTATTAGTGTTAGGACTACCGGTTGGGCAAACATAACCAATGGGTTCACAGATGCCGCCCAGATGGGGTCTTATGATAAAAATCTTGGTTGGACCATCGGCTCCTCAAAAATAAAGGGCCACCATTGGGGGAATCCGAGTTATGGTGATATGGTACACAATGAAAGCATCTGGGAAAACGTAAAGGTTGTTATTGGGTCAGATAATGCTTCAGCAAGTTGGCGTGTTGATGGTGGTGGTGCATGGACAGACCTAGGAACTTCAAATAACAATGGACCAGACTGGTCAACAGGGATTGATGCTTATTTTCAAACTTCTTGTTATTCTGACACTGGAAAGGTTTTAACCCTTGCAGATTGCGCTTACACCGATGATGGAACTTTTACCCCACCTGCTCCAACAACCCTGGCTGGATCAGGGATCAGCAAGACCGAAATTGACCTAACCTGGTCCGATGGAACAATAAATTCTGTCAACTCAGATGACTTATCATTAGAAAGGTCTGCAACAGGGGGTGGTGCTGGCTTCAGTGAAATCGCCACCCCATCCATTGGGGATGAAGCTTACAGCGATTCCGGCTTAACAGAAAACACATCCTATTTTTACAGGGCCAGGGCAAAAATCACCTGGGAAGGGGCAGACCATTACTCTGCTTACACATCAGAAGTTGAAATTGCCACCCCTGGTGGGGATGACACAGCAGCAGAATTTTACATGCAGTATGGGGAATAAAAATGGCAATCACATTTCTTGGCCCCTTATTTAGTCTGCTGGAAGAAGTTTGGAAGAAGCTGCCCATTACGCCAAAGGAAAGAAGGGAACAAGACAGGATTAGTTCGGAAAAGCAATGGAAGAAGTTTGTGAAAAGATACAGAAAAAAACGGGAAAAAAATGGAAAATAACAGCATTTTTTATGGAATTATGGGCATTTTAATTGCCCTTGTTATTATTCTTTTAATGATGGTTTACAGTGGATGTGTCCGGTCTGTTTATTTAGGGGAAAAGGAAGCAATTTTATATCATGCTGCTTATGAACAATGCAAGGCAGATCATGTTAAATGTGTTCAAGATAAAAAATATATCCAGGCTGATTTGGATGAATGCCTTGAAAAAGGGGATGATTTGCTTATTTGTCCTTAGTTCTTTGGCCGTTTCTGGTTGTCATTGGCTTCGATATAACCATGAAAGGCATTACTACACCCAAGTTGTTTGGACCTTAAATGACTTGCCCAAGGAAACCCAGGAAAAATGTGGTTACAACTTGGATGCCCCTTATCCATTTTTTAACCCGGACAAATCCATTGACTGGAAAACCAAAAGACCCAGGCTAGAACGCCGAATAATTATTCATTATAACCCTTACCGAAAATCAGACATCCGACATGAATCAGTTCATTATTTGAATCACTGGGGACCTGGGGGGAAGGATGTTTCCTGGCAGTGCTTGAATGAAGTTTCAGCCCATTTGGTTCATAGAAACTTGGAATTGAAGGACCAGGTCAGGCTTCACAGGCAAAGGGCAAAGTATTGGCGTGGAAGGTCAAGGCGTTAAATCAGGGTCAGGAATACTTCACACCAATGATCTTTTCTTTGCTTGGGCACCTTATGGTTTATTTTTTCAACCTTTGCCCTGGTCAAAAAACGGTCATCAATTCCTGACTTGGCTTTGATCAAATCCACCAGGGGTTTCAGCCTGTTGTCCAGGTCAGCATTGCTGGTTTCATTGACATAATACCAATGGAACCGGACATCAACTTCCCATCTGTTTGCATTTTCCCCATTCACCCTGGGCATCATGTGGAAGGCTTCCTTTTGCCAGTTGACATACTTGGGGTTCAGGTGGGGTTTGTTTTGACCCTTTCTGTTTCGCCAAAGCCTGTTGGCTGATGGGGGCATGGGCAGCTTGAACCAATAGGTTTTCACCCCAAGAAAGTCATCAATAGCCTTTTGGATCAATAATGACATTCACCATTTCCAGGTTCATCTGTATCATAAAACAAAGGGCTGTGGCAATCAGAACCAGGATCAGGGCAATAATTAATATGTCAAAAAAATTGTCTTTCATTTCTCCAACGCTTCCTTGGCTATTCTTGGATTTGGTGTCCCCACATTTCCTTCAGCGTTTGTTCCATAATTATCGTAATCGGCATAAACTTCCAACGCTTGGCGGAGTCGGGCGTTTTCTTGTTTTAATTCTTCAGCGGTGCACCCCAGTATTTTATGAAACCGGCCATCAACTGCTTTTTTATACAATTCTTTAAAATTAAGTAACTCCTTGGCGAGTTGGGTTGATTGCAAAGCTTGGTATGCTTCCACCATCGAATCAAACAATACAATAACAGTTCCATCCTTATTGACTCTAACCCGGTCAGGCTGTTGGCCCTTTTT